TTCTGAGCTCCTGGAAGATAAGTATGGATGACTCCAGCTACGCTGGATTGTCCTCTAGAACCTGCTTTCGCAGTGGCCGAAGCCGGGGTTCCCCCCGGTTTCGGAATTCTAGTCTCATGCCTTAAAGGGCATGGGTATACCTGTCAAACAGAAGTCGGTTGTACTCGTGAGGGTACTTCTGAGCTCCTGGAAGATAAGTATGGATGACTCCAGCTACGCTGGATTGTCCTCTAGAACCTGCTTTCGCAGCTTGTTTACCCGCCATCCAACGGATGGTCTCCTCCTGCAAGGGAGGCAGGGTAGTGACTAGTTGTGCAATCCATCTGGAACAGGTCCTTGCGGACTATGGCCAGGCTGGTTAACCTCATTGTCTTGTTCAAAAGATGATTGAGTACGCATAGTAACAATGGCTTTCACCATTGCCATCTTAGCGGACTTTAACATCAAAGGAACTGGACGAGGATCGCCAGACACAGGATTGTACGATCTAAGGGTGTCGTGACGGATTACCTCCAACACGTTCCTACGATCGGGAGCAGGCAATGTAAGAAGAGAAGGGATATGAATACTCTGGTCCTGAGGACTAAAGTACCACTTCCAATCTAACTTATTCTTGTCTAAACCGTAGAAGAATGAATTCCTAATCTCAGACTCGGTACTACTAGGGTCTGGACGAGGTTTCAACCTCTCAAGTTCCTCACGGAACACGAGATACTCTTCATAGCGACTTTGATAAGAACGGCCCCGTGGGTTGAAACCTAAACCATAAGGTTCAGGAAACTCCTTCACGAGGTTCGCAAATGCGTACTGTTGATCAGTAAGTATATGTTTAGAGATAGCCTGCCGACCCAAACTCCGGATAACCGGAAGGAAGGATTGGTCAGATATTTCCTTGTACTTAAAACCATGGTACACATATCTGTTAGATATGAGTTTTCCTGCGAACTCTCCCAATTTATTGGAAGAGAGGCATTTAGGCTCGGATACAGGAATACCCAACTCAGCTAGAAGCTGTCGGTAATGCCGATGAAGCCCAGCGTCCTTTGTCACAAAGTCATCTCCAAGAACATTGAATCTTTCGATACTCTGTTCAAAAGAGAGACCCGCACGTTTTCCTGCCACAATAGCAAAAGCTATGTGAGACAGGGCAAACAAAGGAAAAGAAGGTCCAGCCCCTAAGGGCTGGCCGACGTTCCAACGTACAGGTTGCCTATCGCCCCACATCTTAATGAAGGGAGAGCGGCTGACAAGTTTCATTAGACAACGGTATTCATCAGTAACACCATAACCAGCCGCAACGGCATCTTGCAACACAAGAGGGAAGTTGTTAGTGGCATCAGAGAGATCAACAGAATAAACTGTGGAGCCCTCCTCAAGCCATAGACGAACTCTCTCAACACCGGCATCCTGATTGTGAGTAAAATCACAAGGGATGCGGGTGAGTGTTGACAATAATTGACGTTTAAGCGGGTCAAGTGCTGCTTGCATTACGACGTTCGGGGCTGCAAAAGCCCTAAACTTCCAACCGGGTTCTTGAGAGAACCCAATCACACCTAACGGCACATCAATGTCGTCTGGGGTGACGGTCCGATAGTCATCATCAAACCGATGCCAGGGATGTGTTAAGTCCCTGTAATCAGATATCAACTCTTCCCCAATCGCCTTCTGTACAGAAGGAAATGGGTGCCAAGCTTGGCACGAAAGAAGAGAATCTATCTGACGTTCGGTCTTCAGACAACCACGCTTATCTGATCCATTCTTGACTGTTGCAAAAGTGACAGCATCTGGAACATCTGATAACTCCGGCTTGCCGAAGGTACGAGATAACCAACGACCAACATCTCTCATTTCTGAAAGAAGATTGGAGTCGATATTTTCCATTTTCTGAGCACGCTCGGAAGATTGAATCACCGAACCCAAGAACTTTCGTTCCTGTGCTGGTGATGGACCTTCTGAGTTCTTTGCAAGAAGACTCGAATACACCATCATCGCGTTGATCGCACGCTTTCTGTGTTTATAACTGGAAGATTGGAGAAGTCTCCAAACAGGTTTCCATGGACCTTTCAGTCCGTTAGAGTCATGCGCAATCCAAGAAAGATCAGGTTTCTGATCTGCAAGGACTGACACGGCCGCCTGCTTGATTAACTTCAAACGTTTTACAACGTTCTCTGGTCCTTCAGCTTTAACACTGACAGAAATGGAATTTACTAAGGGTA